AATTTAGTAATGATAGTTAATATAGTTTCTGCTTCTGTTTTATTTCTTGGGATAAACATATATTCCATCGAAAATGTTCTAGGTGTACTACCTGAATAATTCTGGAAATAACCTGGGTCAATCATTGGTTTTCTTAAACCCATAGAAGAAGTACTAGAACCAAGAACTTTATTAACAGTAATATCACCTGTGAAACTATCAATAATATCCAATCCTTTGTTTATACCTCCACCAATCCTGCCAGTACTGTTTTTTAATTGTGGTATCATACGTGTAAGGCTTGTAATACCAGATGCTAAATTAGCGCTCATCATAGATTCACCAATTGCACCAAGTACACCAGTTTCTACAGACCAACCATGATTTTGAGAATCTACAAATGAGTTAGGTAAAGGTAAAACTATTACTGATTCTGTTTCTCCTTCAGATGATCGCGACCAAGAATCAAGATTTTTACTAATTTCAGTCATAGTTGATTCTGCTGATTTTAAAAAACTAGAAATGTAACTATCATCATCATATGCTTTACTTAATGCAGATGCAGAATCTTTACTACTACTAGCCATTTTTACATAAATTTTTACATGGCGATGTTCAAACTGGTCGTCTGTTATATCTGTAGGATATGCATATTCTATTGCCATTATGGACCTCGTCAATGTTCAAAACTGTTGAGAAGATTATCAGAATCATAATTCTTCGCATTATAGTTATTTATATTATGATTACTTATAGGATTAACATTTACATTTTGATTATTATTTTGTGATATTCCTAATTGCATCTTTGTTTGTTGCACAAAGTTTTCATTTAATTGTTGTGCAGTCATTTCCTTTACATCTTTGTTTGATTGAACGATAGTATCTTCTTTTTTTATTTTTTCATCTTCATAAACATCTGATGTTTTAGTAATTTGTTTAACTTTTCTTGCTGTATTTTTCGATGATTTCACATTAACTTTTGAATTAATAATTTCACGAATTCGTTCTTTATATGTATTTTTTTTCTGTACTAAATTTTCAATTGTTTCATTAATTTCAGATACTTTCTCAATAGCTCCAACTTTCGTAGCAATTACTAATTCAACTTCTTTGTTAGTGATTCTCGAATTAATCTTTTTAATATTCTTATTTATGATTTTTATTTCATTAACATTATTGTTTTCAATACTATTAACATCACCATTATTAAAAATGTTTTCGATTATTTCATTATCTTCTTGCTTAACTTCAAGATTTTCAACTTGAAGGTTTTGAATTTTCTGCACATTAATTATGTTATTCGTGTTAGCACTATCTTCTATTGTGATATTTTTACTTAAGTCATTTGTTTCATTTTTGACTTTCATATCAGTATTAGTGATCTTATTAACATTATTTACATTAATACTATTATCAACATTCTCTGTTTTATCTATATTAATATTAGCAATATTTTCATTTTTTGTGATATTTGTATTTTTTGTTTTATCTATATTATTTTCATTTTTTGTGATATTATTATCTTGTGATATTTGTTCTCTTAATATAACTGATTTATGAACTTCAATCAATCGTTCTTTAATTTTTTCATCCCAATCATCAATGTTAATAATTTCTTGTATTTCTACAGATGATAGTTCTTTTAATTTATTCCAGTCATCAATTTTTGAATCACCAATAGTATCATGATCGATTATACCAGCATCTTCATATTTTTCAATATCATTATTTCCACCCATTAGGTTATTCACACCTTTAGATACATCTTCACCATCAACCAAACCAAATGTAAATCCTGAAGCAATAGAACCTACTGCCGATGATGCTTTATTAATGGAAGTTAATTCAGATTCAGATATACCTAATGATTCACCAGCATTATTCCAACCGTGTACACTATCATAAACAGATAAACCAGCAGCTATTAAACCACCAACAATAGGTACTGCTTTACCTAATCTTAAACCTCTTAATATTTTACCTGCACCAGTTTTACTAGTTTTTTTAGGAGCTTTTGGTTTAGACTTTTCGTTAGGTTTAGTTGCACTTGTTGGTTTTGGTTTATTAGGACTTTTTTTATGTTTTTTCTTACCAGTTGGAACCGGTCTTGGTTTACCTTTACCACCTTTACCACCTTTACCACCTGTACGGCTACCAAATCTTGCTCTTGGACCAAGCATCCCAGGTAAACTAAAATTAATATCATTCCCAGGTGTACCACCATCAAGTATTTGTGTATCACTGTGTGTATTAAGTGAATCTTTTTGTAATTTGTCAGGATGTTTAATTGATGTATCTTGTTCATCGTACATATCGCGATAAATGTTATTAAGAACGTCAAGTATTTTATTATTTACTACGAGTAATTTACCAAATGTCGGGTCGATTATTTGTTTTTTATCTGATTCAGATTTTTGATTTTTGACTAAATATTCAACTTGTTCAGCTGCAATATTTTCACCTGTCACATTCATATAATCGATAAGTTTTTCATTAGTACTTTCGATTTCTGATGCTGTAGCGGTGTCCATATTTAATTTTTCATCAAATTTTTGGCCATCTTCGTTTTTCATCGATTAATTTCCTCTTTTGATTTATTTAGCAAACTGATTAATATAAAACGTTCAAATGGCAAAAGTGTATCTATATCTTGTTTAGTGTAATTCCCATAGTAATTTAAGTCATTATAAGTTTGATATAAGCTCATAACACTATCTTCACTCATATTGTCAATAATAAATTTTGGTGCTGATATATCTGTGTAATTTGATTCACCACATAAATTACATCTTATTTCTTTTCTAAAATTAAACTTTGTAATTGAATTATATGTTTCCTCATATAAATCTTCATATTCATCCACATCTAATTCTTCAAGATTTATATCAACGAAATCTTGAAAATTATCATGAGTTAATTCTTTAAAACAATCGATAATATGTTCATTTTTTATATTAGCAGGTTCAATAATATTTGAAATATTGACTGGAGCCTCATTAGCTTTTTTACAATGAATACATTCAAATTTTGTATTAATTTCATCTCCGATTGATATTTCTCTAAATCGGTATAACAATGCTTTCTTTTCATTTGTTGTTAATGTTTCAATAATATTATTTTCTACATTACATAAAATTAATGCATCATCAAGACTTTGATTCTCGTACATAGTCAAACATAACAACATTTCCTTTTCTTGTTGTGTATTATATGGTGATATTTTTATATCTTTACCACATTCTTTGTAATCAAGTACAATCATTTAATATTCCATGAGTCCGGAAAAAAGTTCGGTAATTTGTCAAATTCATAAGTATCAATAGCACCACATTTAGGACATTTCACATCATAAATATTATTAGTTTTGAATCTCATTTTGTCCCATTGTTCGAAGATATTTTCAAATTCATCTACGTTAAGATTATTAATTACATCATTTAATTCTTCAAACGTATATTCATTATCGTTAAATGATTTAATATGAAGTATAAAATCGAATAATGACTTTTCATCTAAAGTATCTAATGAATCCATTAATTTATCATGAAATATTCTATTTTGAATATAACCGATAGAAATTATGATATTTTTATATATAATATCGTGATATTTTTCATAATCAGCAGTGATAACTTTTTCTAAGTCAGCTGTATATTCATATTCATGTTTACATGATGAACAAGTAAAGTCGAATTTAATGTTTTTAGGAAGTGATTTATTTCTTATCATAGAAATAACATAAGTATATTCATCTTCACTAAGTGCTATATTTTTATCTTCTATACAATCATAAACTAATGCTTCTCTAACAGCTATTTTGTTATCAGCATTATTGATTAGTTTGTTTTTATCTTTTACCTTCCATTTTCTGAATTTTACCTTGCGATCACCAATATTCATTGAAAAATTGTACTCTGTCATATTACTCCTTCTTATTTAATGTTTTCTGGGTCTGGGTTAGTACATTTGAATTCAACTGTGAATTCAGCAATTTGTGTTTCAGTATTATTACTAAATTGTAATTGTGAAACAGAATCAATCATTGCATTATTATATGTAGCAATCTTTTTTATTGTTTCATCTGCATAATCAGCATCTTTATATAAATGAACTGTTGATTTTATGTCATCGAAATACATAGTTCTTTGAAATAAGTATGTTGCAACAAATTTCCTATACAATTTCATTTGGTCTTGGTCTCTGAATGTAATTGAGAATCTATATAATTCATCCCTACCATTATGAATGAACCATCTATCACCTGTGTAATGTTCGATATTTTGGTTAGTAAATTGTGGTGTATTAAAACTTACGATATTCAGATTAATTGCACGAGAATTCAAGTCACTTGTCCAACCAACTAATTTTTTAATTGTTGGTGAAAGATCAAGTTCGATAGTAAATGAGTTAATATATGACCATTTAGTATTGTATGCAGTAAGCATACCATCAGCAAAATTCATATATGTTATTCCTTTTATAATATTATTATTATTTATAAATAATAAAATAACAAATATTTGGAGATACAATGTCGTCAATAGTTCAGAATATGATGCAAAAAGCCATTGGTGATGGTGCTAGAGCTAGTAAATTCGATGTAATGTTGAGGTTTACTGGTAATGCTGGATACGATTTAGATACGATTGGTATTATGGTTAAGACTACAAAATTGCCATCTAAAACCCATCAAAAATTAGATTTTAAGTTTAAAGGTAGATCTATTCCATTAAAAGGGCAGACTAATTATGACCAAACTTGGGAGTGTCAATTTTATTTAACACAAGATCATGCTATAAAGAATGCATTTGAATTATGGGTAGAAGCATTAGACCAAAAACATAATTATCATAATCCTAATGATTATAAAGGTTTACCAACATTACAGGGTAATCATTATACTAATGGGTATGTTGTTCCTGAGATGCATATATATCAGAAAGATTTCGATAATACTGCTAAGACAGCTAAATATATTATGTATAATGTGTATCCTACGGAGATATCTACAGTGCAGTATGATGCTGAAGGTAGAGGCCAAATATCTTTATTTACTGTGACGTTTTCATATAGTCATTATAAGTCAGAAGTTATGAAGAGTAAAGATGGTAATTTCATCGATAATTTAGTTAACCGAATTAATAATGAAACCAAAGAATTTATTGACGAGAAAATGCAGTCATTGAGCAATGCTATAAATGGATTTATTGGTGAAGATGCATTAACTAGTTTAGAAAATTATGGTAAGTCTACTGAAGATTTTTTGTTTAGTGATGGTGCTAAACCAGCTACACCTAAGACAGTATCACAATTAACAAGAGGTGGTTTAGGTGCTGCACATATGCCAAGTAAAATAGGCGAATAATTTAAAAGGATTTTAAATGTTTACAATTAGTGATCTTAAAAAGCATCTTGGACCTGGTTTAGGTTTAAGAAAAAATAAATACTTATTAGAGATACCTATACCTGGAATTGAAGGTGAAAAATTAAATGTATTATGTAGAAGTGCAGGATTACCAGAACGTCAGATAACAACAACACATGTATGGCATAAAGGAAGACGATATAATACACGTGGTGAGACTGATTATATGGGTTCATATGAAGTGTCTATATTAGATGATTCAGCAATGAACATCAGAAAAACATTCGATAAGTGGTTAAAGAAAGTTGATGATTCAGGGGAAGAAGGTGGTTTAGCATCATATGAGGGTAATTTAAAAGATTTATTAGATGTAGCTAAATCAGGCCTTACAGTGTTGAATCAGGTTAAGAATGTTACTAAAGACCCTAGCGATGCTATTGGTGGATATTTTTTAGGTATGATAGACCCAGAGGGGGCAGATGCAACAGCTAAATATCAAACAGACATAAACATTTGGCAATTATCAGCTAGCGGTGAAAAGGTATACGGGTATAAGTTACAGAATGCGTTTCCACAAACAGTTGGAATTGTTACATTAGATGATGGTGAAGAGAATACATTATCGGAGTTCAGTGTTACATTTGCATTTAGTGAATTTATTCCGTTAGAAAACCAGTCATTTGGTGAAGAATTATTAAGAACTACAATTGGTGATTCAGGTAATGAAGTTGTAAATGGTGTCGAAGCTTTATTTGATTGATAAGTAAATAATTAAATATATAAATAATAATAAAACAATATATATATATATATATTTAACGGTAAAAATAACAGGAGAAATTAACAATGGCAAATAAATTGTCTCAATTAAAGAATGCTTTAGGTGCAGGTGCTAGAGCTAATAAATATAGAATTGGATTTAGTATCCCTGCTACTGTTCCGGTGTCTTCTAATTTGCGGGATGCTGAAGTACTTTGTAAAGGTTCATCTTTCCCTGGTGCGAC